ATAAAAGTAATATTAACCTTAGAGAGATGTTTTGTCAAATTATTGCATTAGAAGATGCTGAGCCAGCTGACGCAGCATTTCGAGCAGGTTATGGGGCACGTTCTCACCCATATAAAGATTCATATCATACTACAATCGGGGCACGTTTGATGGCTGATAAAGATATACAAAACAGAGTCCATGAGATACGTGTAGAGAATGCAGACAAGGATAAAGATTTTCAGAGGTCTATGATTGATGACTTAAAAGATATGATTCACTTTGATACAGCTAAAAACTTTAAGTCGTCTAATTGTGTGTTACCGAATGGCAGGACAGTAACAGATTATTATCTTGCCACTCCAGTTCAGAACTGGGATAAAAAAGATAGGATGTTGATGTGCAATGGTGTTGATGCACAGGGCAGACCTAAGTTTATTGATAAACAGTGGGCTTGGGATAAGTTGCTTAAGATATATAATCTTGATGGTAAAACTAATGTAGACATTGAGGATATCATGTCTCTGTTTTCTAATGCGGGGTTATCAATAAATAAAGATAACATTCCTGAAGTAACATCTTTGCAAAGTTTGGAGGACGAAGATAAGGGCTGAACAATTCTTAAAAATTAAGTGAAAGCATTTAATTTTGGAGGTTTTGAATGAGTTATACAAACCAAATAGACTTAAAACCTTTCAGTGATAAGTATGTAAGTTACTATAATAGGTGCTTTTCTAGTAGAGTAAATTGTCTCGAGGGTGCATACAGAGCAGGTAAGTCAGTAATAAATATATTTTCTTTTGCAGCGTATCTTGAATACTGTAAAGATAAATTACATCTGGTAACGGGGTATTCATCAACAACAGCAAGAACTAATGTTGCTGAGTGTAGCGGTTATGGATTGTCATACATATTCAGGGGCAGATGTAAGAGTGGCAAACATGAGGGTAATGAATGTCTAAAGATTAAAACTAAGACTGGAGAAAAGGTAGTAATCTTCATAGGTGGTGGACAGTCAGACAGTTATAAGAAGATTCAGGGGTTATCATTTGGTTCTTGGCTTTCAGTTGAGTTAGCTAATCTATACATATCTGATGATGATAAATGCTTTATTGACATGGCTTTGTCACGTTTAATACAGTCAAAGTGTCAAAAGATTTGGTGGGATTTAAACCCGACATACCCGACACATAAAGTGTACAAGAAGTATCTTGATAAGTATGAAGAAATGTCAAATACTGGAACATTTGTAGGTAATTATAATTTTATGAGATGTTCACTATTTGATAATTCAGCGTTGACAGAGGAGCAGAGACAAAGTTACATCTCCGCATATCCAGATGTAACTTCAGTAGATTATAAGCGTAAGATACTTGGAGAGCGTGCATGTAGTGAGGGCATAATATTCACGATGTTTGCAAGAGACCCAAGTAATTGGGTTATAAATGATTTACACCAGTTTTTAATATCTGTTCAACCACAGTTCTTATCAATAGGTGTTGACTTTGGTGGTAAAGGTTCTAATACAACATTTGTATGCACATTGATATATAATAATTATTCAGGGGTATTTCCTATCATATCTGATTTGCTTGATATGTCAGGTGGTGAATCTGATTCATCTGAGTTTAGGAGCAGGTTCAAAGAGTTCATACTTAGAGTTAAATCAATGAATGAACTTAATAGGATACCATTAAGATTTGCATTTGGTGATTGCGCCGACACAGTAATGATTAACGAGATGCATAATGTAATAAATGAATTGCATATGGCAAGCACAATGAGAGTGTTAGATAGCCAGAAATATACAATAAAGAAGCGAATAGATACTAAGAAGATGCTAATAAATAGACATAATTGGCTAGTGTATAAAGATGCAGAGACAGTAATAAATTCCACTGAGACTCAGGTATGGAATAATAAAGAGGGGCATGAGGATGAGCGGCTAGATGACGGCACATGTGATATTGATACAGCAGATGCAGAGGAATATTCTTGGTCAGCATTTATTGATAGACTAATAATAAATAGTGAGAGAGGTGCATAGTATGGATTATAAACAGGTATTTAATTTTCTAAGTCTCAACGGCTCAAGTTGCTATTCAAATGAACTTTATTACAATAGGATAAATGATTGGCTTGAGTGGTATTCAGGTTATGTTCCAAGATTTCATAAGATAACAGTATCAAATGGTATCAATGTGACATCAAGACATATTTACTCATTGAAGATGGCTAAGAGAGTATCAGAAGACTGGGCATCTTCAGTAATCAGTGAGGATATGTCTATAACTGTAAGTTCAGGTAGTAAAAAGAGCAGTGCCTTTATTCAGGGAAGCAAAGGGGAAACAGGTGTATTAGGTTCAAATAATTTCAATAAGATATTTGATGAAAGTATTGAGTTGATGTTTGCTTTAGGAACATCAGCGATAGTGTTAAGTTTAAGTAATATCGGGGTAAGTTCATTAGGAGATATTATTGATGCAAGTAATGCTAGGATTTGTATTGACAGATATGATGCGACAACTATAATTCCTATCTCATATAGGAATGGTATTATAACTGAATGCGCTTTTATAAATAAGATAGTTAAAGATTCAAAGACATATTATAATGTGAGTAGGCATATGCTTGAGGAAGATGGCTACGTCATATATAATACTACACTTGATAGCTTTGGAAATTCTGTGAGTGATATTTCTAACTCTCTAGAAGTATTGAGGACAAAGAGTTTAAATCCATTATTTTTCATATTCAAGACCAATATTGCAAATAATATTGATATAAGTTCTCCATTAGGATTGTCTGTTTATTCTAATGCTTTGGACAATATCAAAGGTTGTGATGTTACATATGATGCTTGCATGCGTGAAGTTATAACTGGGCAGCGAATCATCATGTTTAATAAAAACTTATTGACTACTGATGACCAAGGTAGACCTGTTGTCCCTCAAGATGAGAAGCAGTCTTACATGCAGTTTATTGGTGATGATGCAGCTACTGATTTAAGTGAATATATAAAAGAGTTTCATCCAGACCTTAACACTGAAAAGTTAGATGCTGAGTTACAAAATCAGTTGAACCTTTTAAGTAATAAGTGTGGGCTTGGAACTAACTACTACAACTTCAATTTCTCAAGTGGTGTGACTGCAACTGAGTATGCAGGTAGTAGGAATGACTTAATGAAAAATGCATCTAAAATGTCTAAGACGATAGAGTCTACTCTATCTAAGATGATACTTGAGATTTTATATATTGGCAAGAACATACTTGGTGCTAATGTAGATGATAATGCAAAGATAGTTGTTTCTTTGTATGATAGCATTATTGAGGATGATTCAAAGAAACGTGATGAAGATAGGCAGGATGTTAGAGATGGTATCATGTCTAAAGTTGAGTATCGTGCTAAGTGGTATGGCGAGACTATGGAAGAGGCTGAAAAGAATCTTCCATCTGACACATCAGATTCCTCATCTTCTAGCATTCCAGGGGCATCAACTAGTTCAAATTAAATGTTTTGCTAATGTGTTGTTGAGTTTATTTAAGATAAATATAATAGCATCTTGACATTTTATACTTTTTATGCTATTATTTATTTATAAAAAATAGTCGAGAGACGTTAAACCGAGGAGATACCGATATGAGTGATGTTTTAGTTAATGACGTAACACAGGTTCAGTCAAACGTAGCAGCAGCAAATAGTAATGCTCAAGTAGCAAATAATACTATTCAGACTGCAAATAATGTTGGTTATACCAATGTAGCCCAGAGCACTCAAGCAGTGTTCACACAGGAGCAGCTAAACAGTATAATCTCAGGAAGAATCAATCCTTTGAATCAGAGCATATCTGATTTGAAGACACAGCTGGCTGACAGTCAGAAGTTAAATGCTTCTTACTTGAATGAATTAAATGGCTTCAAGAACAGGGATTCAGCTGTAAAGGCTGGTGTTCCAAGTCAGTTCGTAGACTTTGCTGTGTTTGAGGCTAATAAGCTTGCAGTAGGAGGTAAAACATTTGATGATGCAATTAAGGAGTATGTTGCATCCAATGCTTCATTATTCGGTGTATCTAATGCAGGTAGCCAAGTAACAACACCTACATCTCCAGCAGGTGCTAATACCACACAGAGTGTTGCAGGCTCTACACAGGCTGCCAGTCAACTGCAGGGGTTCAATAACTTTAATGCACAGGTTCAGAACTCTACTAGTAACGTAAGTAATCAAACTACCGGTGTTGTATATGGTGCAACTAATCAGTCAGGTCAGACACCTAACAATATCGCAAACGGAAATTGTATTCAGTCTTCAGACGTAGATGCTTTCTTAAAAGCTAGAGGACTGAAGAAATAGATTAGGAGGATATTATGGCTTTAATAGTTAACAGTGCTAATGTAGCAACAGGTATGTCACCTATTGTAGAAGCAGGTCTTTATGCGGATGCTTCTTTCATTGATGGGGTTTCATTTACATCTAAGTATTCGATTGGTAATGCAGGTCAGATTCAGGTTGAGAAGTATGCTTCACTTGGTGGGGTAGCTCCGTCAGTTCCGGGTGCTAACTTTGTAAACAGGGATTATGCTAATACGACCGAAGATATCAATTTGAATAACTCTTTCAAAGATTC